GATTAGCGCCGGCAAAACAACGTCGGTTACATACCCAACGGCGTTTAAGACCGTTTCACGCCACACCGGGAATTGTTTCACCCCGTAGTCAACAAATCGTTCAACAATCGGCAAAACGTGTTTCTCGATTGTGGCGGCGATCTTGTCGAGACCTTGCCGTTTCAAGCTTTCAAGTTTGGTTCGTAGGTTGTCGCCTAGTTCCTCACCCAAGGCGGCGGTCGTACCTTCCACGTCCTTAAAACCGTCGCCCATTTTTTGCACACTGTCCAAAAATTCGGGAACGGCGGTGGCCCCCAAGTCCTCAAGCGGTGTCCCGAAAAGCGCGATTGCGGCTTCGGCCTGGGCGGCTGGGTCTTCTATCCCTTCAAGCGCCTTGATAATGTCGAACGTGGCCGCCGATGCTACTTCGCCGCCCTGCAACAACAGTTGTTGGTATTCGCCCATGTCCGCACCCATAAGGGCGAAAGCGTCGGCGGTAGCCGTTGAACCGTCGGTTGACCGAATAGAAAACTCTTTGAAAGCGTCGCCCACCTTGTCAAGCTGGATCGCTCCGCCTTCCCCAAAGTCGGCGAACAACGTCAACATGTTTTCACTAGACAAGCCGAGCTCGTCAAACACGCCGCCGTATTCCTTAATAGCCGAACCTAGTTCGTCCCGGACTTCGGCGGACATGTCGCCACTAGCGGCGGCAATCAAATCAAAAGCGTGTTCGCCCGTAACCCCGAAAGATTCGGCTAGCTCACTGGCCGTCTGCATTGCTGTATTGACATCACCGTCAAACCTTTTGGCGAGGATGAACGCTGATTCGGTGAGTTGTTCAAGGTTGGCGCCTTCACCAAAAGCACGTTCGGTTTCCGCCATAACTGTGGCGACTTGTTCGAGGGATTCGCCCCAGGCGTCACGGTAAATGTTGGCGGACGATTCGAGGATGTCGTTACCGACGACAGACCGTAACGCTTGCCGGTCCATGGCGTCGCCGAAACCGTTCACGAATCCGGCGGCGGCGGTAGCGCCGGCGGCGACCATTGCCGCCCCGGCCGCTTTACCAAACCCGGAAACGACGCCGCCAAGTTTGCCAAGACCCGATTCGGCGACGCCAAGCGCTTTTGTTAGGCCGGTGGCGTCGCCGAGTATTCGGATTTTTACGCTTTCGGCCATGGCGCCCGGCTCATTTCATGCGGTTACGGCTACGTTCCATAAGGTCCGCATCCCTAGCAATAGTTTCTAACGCTTGCAATTCCCACGCCCGCAATTGCCGGGCTTCGGTCCATGATAGGCCAAAACGGTTCATGACCCCGGCCAACCGCCTAACCCGGTTTTCTCGGGCTAGGCCCCTTCTTTTCCCGTTTCATCGTCAACGGTTTCAAACACGATTGAACCAACGGGCATTGCCCGCACTTCTTCAAGTGTCAAATCGGGGTTCGTGCGTAACCCCGCCACGTAGCCTAAGGCCAGCATCATTTTTACTTGGCCGTCTTCGGGCTTCCCGGTAGGGATAACCCCACAAATGTCTTCGACAATTTCGAGTTCGCCATACGTGAAGTCGTCCATGGAAACCACGGTGATTTGTGGCGCCACTTTTTCGGTGTCGTCTTTTTTGGTCATGGGTTGGGTTCCTTTTTGTTGAGGGTTCGGGGTCATGTTACCCCGCCCGTTTACAGGTTGCGTTTAGTCAACGCCTTAACGGCTTTTTCGTACGCTTTCGACACTTGTTTGTGTTTGTTCGCCAACGCTTTTTGGGGGAATAGGTTGCGGGGTTGCCAACCGCCTTGCGGGCGTGGGTTGCGTTTGCTTCCCCAACCCCAAATGGCGGGGCCGGCGTACGGGGTGCGGGCGGGCGTCCCAACTTTCACCGACGCTTCCCGTTGCCCCGCCTGGGCCTTTACAGATTTTTGTAGCCGGCCGCTTTGGCGTGGGGCTAGGCGCCTAGCTTCAACGGCCACGATTTCGGCGGCCGCCAAGTTGGCTTTCCTAAGTTCACGGGGCAAGGCTTTGTCGACGGTCCGCAACGCTTTTTGAACGTCTTTAAGACCGTCGACTTGTAGCCCCACGGCTTGTTGTTTGGCCACCGTTGCCCGGTTATCAAACGGCGCTATCGGCGCTTTGATAAGTCAAGCTGATTGCCGCGTTTGTGCCGTCGTGCATGATTTGGAAAGGCAAGGTTTGGCGTGGCGTGTCGCTCAACGAAACAACCGGCGCCGCATCCGTCCAGTTCACCGCCCGCATACGAATCGCGATTTCGTCGTTATACGGCGATTCGATTTCGGCGCCGGTCCATTTAAGCTCAATGTCAACAACGGTTCCGGAAGTCCATTCGGCATAACGGGTTGTTCCGGTAAAGTCTATCGCAACACTACCTTCGTACATTGGAACGGCGTTCCGGACTGGCTCTTTTTTGAGTTCCGAACCCCGCAAATAGTAGCGGTCAGTCTTTAGGCCCAAGTTAACGTTAAGGGATAGGTCGAGGGCGTGGAGCGATTCTGGGGTGCCGTCGGGGTCAAGGGTTACAACGCAATCGGTCCAGTCAAACGGCGTGGTGTCCGCCGGGTAGGCGGGGGTTCCTGCACCGGTCACAATGTCGACATCTTCAAAGTCGAAGTCGAACGTCATGGTGAGCAAACCGGAAGGTGATTGGGTCAACGACCAACCGGTGATGACACACCCGTGATAAGTGAAAGCGCTCGAACCCGTTTCGAGAAGCGGCCTCAAAATTTGGATTGTGTAAGAAACGCCGGGGGCGGCGTCGCTAGTTTCGTATGTCTGCAAATAGGCGGTCGTGGCGCCTTGCTGCGTTGGCCCGGCCGATGTCCCTAAACAACCTTGCAACAGAAGGCCAAGACCGCCGTTCATGGCGTCAATTTCAATTGATCCGGTGCCGCCGGTGTGAACCGTTACGACCCGATCGGACCTAAGCGTTTGCATGTCGGCACGAAAACCGACCGACTCGATGCGCTCTTGGGTGCGCGTGAACGTATCGGCTTTGCCTTCAAACGCCCGAGTTAGCGCCGCCGGCGTGCCATACGTGGATTCCTGGCCAACGAGGATGGCCGCATCTAAAATACTCATTTGGTGTTTTCCTTTTTTGCGGCCCGTGTCCGGGCTTCACGAATTTTTCGGGTTACCCCGGCAACTGTAGACGCCGAACCGGCGTCGATTTGTTCCGAGTCTACGACATGGCGTAGCTCGTCGAGTGTTAGGCCGGCGAGGTCGTCGGCGGCGGCGTCTACGGTTTCCCAATCGCCGCCAAGGTTAACGGCATGTTCGCCGGCGTCTACCGTTCCGCCATGCGGCACGGTGTGCCATTCGGCGCCGATTCGCACGGTTGCGGCGTTGCCGTTGTTTTTATAAATCATGTCAGTCTTTCCCGCATTTCTAAGGTCATGGTCACGTCAACACGTTGCCGGCCGTCAACCGTTTCGCTTTGTTCAATTTGCATTGCGGACACGATGACGGAAAGGGCGCCGGAAGCAACCGGGGCGTTCGGCCATTCCGCCGGTTGCGGGTAGGCGGCTAGCCAATCGTCAACGGCCGCCGCAATCTGTAGCGCCCGTTGTTCGGCGTCGGCCGTGTCGGCCGTGATTTCGGCGGACGCGATAACGTCCCATTCCCATTCCCATATTCGGCGGCGGCGGCCAGTCGTCAACCGCATTTCGGGGGTTCCGGTGGTCCGGGTTTCGTCGCTTTGGAACAACGATTCCCGCCGGTAAAGGTCCGGCGCCGGCCGGCCATACGTCACCTGCACTAGTGGGGCGGCGGTGGCGGTCCCTGTAGTAATCCCTAAGGCCGCCAATTCGGTTTGTAACCCACGCTTCACGGCGCCAACGGTGGTGGTGGTAGCCATTACAGTTGGTGCCGGTTGGCGTTAAGTGTGGCGTTCACGTCAGGAAGCGGGGTGGGCCGCCCAACGCCGCCCGCCTGGGCCCTAACCTCAAAAGAACCTTCGGGGGTTGTCAGGTTTATAGCCCGGTCGGGGGTGCGGCTATGTAGTTGTAGAACCCAAAAGCGGGCAAGTGTGCGGGCCGCCCATGCGATATCTTCGGGTGTGGTGTTGTTAACGCCGGCCGTCCCCTCGATCACTACGTTTTGACCACCAACATTTGTGGACCGTGACCAAACGCCGGTGTGACGGTAAACGGTCCCGTACGGTTGCAAACTGTAGACAATGCCGGAATCCGCCACCCCGTTAACCGTGGCGCTTGTGATCGTTCGGGGATACAACACCGGCGCCCCCTCAATACCGACTAAACGAATGGCCATGAGGCCGTTGCCGTCAAGTGTGACCGTGAACGGGTCATAGGCGGGGGTTGTGATGTCGCCGAACGTGGTCCCACAAAAACGGTTTATGGTGCGTTCAGCGTAAGCGGCGCCCGCCGTCAAAGATGAGTCGGGGAACGTTGCGGCGTCGCCTAGCCCGTCAAGGGCTCTAAGTTCGGCTAGGGACGTGTACGCCACGGCTAGGCGTCGCCGTTGGTGTCGTGGTCAACCATCGCGGTTTCAACCTTGCGGCGTGCCCGTGTGCGGGTCGCCTTTTTGGGTGCCGGTTTTTCGTCGTCTTCTTTGTCGGCCACAACGTGGGCGGCGATACGGGAAGCAATAACGGCGTCAGTGTGGGAGTCGGGAACCCATCGCCCGGAAATGGTCGGCATGTTGTGGCCTTTCGTTCTTGAGCTCTAAAGGTGGGTTGACGGGCCGGGGGCGTTCGGAGGGGAAACGCCCCCGGCCAATCTTGGGGAATAACTAACTATTAACTAAGCATTACCTAAAAGTTAGGCGGCTTCGTTAGTGATAACCGTAAAGGCGCTTGGGTCAATTATTTCTCCGTCGAAGCGTCCGAGGAAGCGCCATGTGAGGAGATCATTCAGCCAGGCGTACTGGTCGCTTCGTTCTGCACGGATTGTGTTAACAATGCGGACAAGGTAACCGGCCGAAATGTCGCCAAACACGCCAATCTTTGCGTTCGCTCCAATGGTCGCCAAGTTGTCGTCTGACACAACAGGGTTGCCCAAAAGCGTGTCGTATGAACCGGCCACAAGGCCCGGCCGCCAAATGTACTGGCCTTCCGAATCCTTAAGAAGACGAATGCCCAAAATGGTGTCGTCGTTGAACATCCACGTTGCGGTAGGGCGGTAACCCGAAACAACGGCGTGTTGAGCGGCCAAAAGATTGTCGGCCGTCGGATAAGTAACACCGGTTGCGGTCGAGGTGGTCGAGCCGTTCACAATGCCGTTTGGCTTGTCGCTACCGTCACCGGTCACCAGTGCGGCGCCAACGCCCCGCCGGATACCCTGCACGGCCTGAGAAACAACCCACGGAAGCGCGCCCGGCACGGCGTTGTCTTGCTCAAGTTCGGGTGAAACCTGAATAGCAAGACCATACTTGTAAGCGTTCATGGTGACATTTGGCGTCACAAACTGGGGGTCCGACTCGCCAACGGCGCCGCCTTCCGCAATAAGTGAAGCGGAACTAAACGATGAGACCGACGGGAACGCCATCGCCTCGCCGCCCGTGGTGATTACGTTCCGGCCCAATGAAAACATTGATTCGGCGCCTTCACGGAGTGCAACGTAGAGTTCGCCGAAAAGTGAAGTCGGGACAAGTTCGGCGCCGTCGCCGGCTACACCGGCCACGAGATCGCGTCGCATGAGTCGGGAACGTTCCGCCGCATCGGCGGAAAACTCCAAACGGCTTTGTGCGCCTTCGCTATTAGCGGGGCGGAACAAATCGCGGGCTTCCTGCTCGATTGG